CCAATGCACGACCAATCGCACTCGTCTCGCAATTCTCAAGAGCCGACGTAGAGTTAACTCCTCGCGTTGAAACGGTTTCCTCTGCAAAGCCAGTTGTCCAAGCCTGTGCATCCACTTCAGTTCGATAGATAGAAGCCTGAACAATAAACCGCTGAAGCGTGTGCTCAACCAATACAGTGCTAATTCTGCCATCTGGGTGTTCCTTCCAAAACTTAACTAGGCGTTCCTCGACTGTCTCGTAATCCTCAAGATTAAACATTATTTAGCCCCATTTGTTAAAACCCCAATTAATTGATGATATAAAGCAGTAGATTCTCCATCATCATTTTTTATTGCGGCATCGATTAAAATTTTGCCCAGTTGTAACGCTTCGTGCGCAGATAGATTCAGATTAAACATAAAGTTCATTCTCCTCTGTATGTAGTTGTCCGGCAATGGCTAGGTAAGCAACTGCATCAACATAAGTATCAACTTTGCCAGTCTCCATAGATCGGGCTATTTTGACCAGTGCCATGCACGTTGCAACTTGATAATCTGTAATTGGCATTTCCAGATAACTCGACCACAAGGCTGCTGTTCTTGCCATATTGTCTGACGGATGACCGTAATCTGTACCTCGGTCTTGGATCGTTGCTCTGGCTTCGTTAAGGTAATCACGCGCAATCATGCTCGCACCTTCTCGATGGCTTCGTATTGCTTGCGAACTGCTTTGCGACCGACCAGATAGCCATCTCTGTGTCCGATCTTGTAACCCATAAAGAACAACAATAACCCACTGCTTAGAATGATGATCTGTAGAAGGCTCATTATGCAGACACCAACGCTTTCTTGGTTAATGAAATTAGTTCTGCACGAGTGTTGTATCCACGCAATGCGCAAATTGACATTTCTTTGACCATTCGTTCACGCAATTCAATGCTAAGACCAAGATTAGCTGCATGACGAGATACTAAAGTTTCTAGCAAATTATCTAACTTATTCATTTTTACTCCTACGCTTCCGTCAGCCCTTCTGACTTCCACATAGAGAACAATACGCCTGTCCTAGCGTATGTCTAGCCTTTTCTGATAACGAAACGGTAACAATTCTTGGTCATCAACATGGTCATCGATGGTGCGCTTGATGTCGTTATCTAGATCGTCCATAGACCTTGCCTTCCACTATGAAAGTGCCATCCTTTTCAATATGGATAATGCTCACGCTTACCTTATTGCCCTGCTGGTACATGATGGCAAAGGCTTGCTGCCAGTTAGCCGTTCCTTTGGTGTATGAGGCCTTCTTGAAGTCCATAAGGTTGCCAACCTCAACACCAGTCAGAACACGCCCTAAACGGCCGCCTACGGCCTCTGAGAAGGATGCTAGACCTGCTCTGTGCGTATGTCCTGATATGACGTTCTTGCCCATTCTACGAGCTGCTTCAAGGGCTGAGAGGCCACCAATAGCCTTGATTGGCGTGTGATCGCCATGGACTGCAACCCAATTAGGTGCAATGGCATAGGGAGTGCGGTGAAAGGTAATTCCTAGTTCATCAAGTTTCATGAACTTCTCAAAGCGCAGTTCTGGCAATGACAGGAAGGATGGGATCTTGCGCATGATCTGGGTGTATAGGCGATCCGTATGATTGGATCGGATCATGTGATCTACTTTGAGATCATAAAGTATCTGAACAGCCTCATCGCGATCCGCTCCAAGAGTTTGTTCATAAGCCTCTGGTGTTCCTTCGCTCCATTTAGAGATGGTGTTAAAGTCTATTTCATCGCCAATAGTTACTACTTCATCTGGCTTCCACTTGGCTATGAAAGAGATTAGGTTCTTGGTTGCTTGTCTATCGTGGAATGGTATCTGTAAGTCTGAAACGATTACAGTACGAAACATGTTTAATCCTCATCGTCATCGTCATAGGGGATGCGGTTGGGTAGGTCAGGCAACCAGTTAGGTGCAGGAAGGATTGTTGCCGGATAAGTAGCTGGTTCAAGCAAGATTGCCAATGACATCTCTACATCAAAGCCAGCCCTGCGCAGTGATTTGTAGTACTCATTTAGCCCAATGCAATATTGATCGAGCATTGAGTATGCCTCAAGGTCGATTACCTTCTTGCGTGCCATGGTTAAATTATCGCTCTAGAAGTATGTTGTAGATCTCATCGACACGCGCATTAAGTCGTTTGATCTCCGACAGCAAGTGAGTGATCACATAGCCAGCCAAGCCACCCACTATTGCAAGTGTGGCAATATAAAGATTTAAGTAGTCCGCTGGAGTCATCGTTTTGGAGTCGCATAACCAAAGATGCCGGCAACGATAGATCCAAGGATTGCGCGGTAATCGAGTGAGAAGTTAGAAGTAGTTCCCCATACAGCTAAGAACGCTCCAAGTGAGATTATTGCTGGGTGCTTCATATTCATTTGCTTGCTCCTAGTAGTGGGATATTAAAGAACGAACCATCCTCATCACCTTTGCTAGTGAAAGATATGTGGCAATGGTGATTGTGCTTATTGATGCCCGTATATGTGCGCCAACGCCAGAGGCTTTTAGCGGATGTGATCTTGCCATCAAAGATGATGTACGAGATACGTTTATCAGACTTTGCCAATGCACGAAGTTGATCCGCCACATCGGGCATGATGTCTGGCTTAGATTTGCCGGATAGATCGCGGTCAACATCGATGGCACGTACCCAGCCTTGCTCATCTGGATTATGGTCAGACTTACGAGTTGAGTGCCGACTATCACCGATCCAACCGTCCGAGGTACGATCACGATCGCTGAAGCAATCATCGAACTGTTCACGAAGTTGTTGTCCTGCCTTGCATAATTTAGGCTTCATCTAATAACTTCTTAGCCTCTAGTTCACAGCCTTGGCAAGTCCATCGATATTGATGATTTAGAAACAATTCCTTATGACCACACTCAGGGCGAGGAGCAATAAAAGCATCTGCCTCGGGATCATAAGTAAAGCCGATTCCTGCGTAGTTGTAACGGATATTGCCGTTGTAAGAAGTGCGAACGCACTTTTGTCCTCGGAAGTTTCCGTACCAAGTCTCAGGATCTAAACCTTCGATTAGTTCAGTTTCATCAATGCCAACAATGACTTCAGTAACCATCGAATTATTATTAAGGAACGCGTAATGTGCCATTAGATCCAACTCACATTTCCAGTGCCAGCAGTGATGGTTGTTACCTTGAAACTTCCATCAGTTGCAGTTGAACCAGTTAAACCAGCACCCACGGTTATTGTATAAGTTGATGCATATCTAAGAATTACAACACCTGATGCACCGCTTCCACCTGTAAAGGAAGCATTTAAAGCCGTACAAGCACCACCGCCGCCGTTTCCTGTATTAGCCGCACCGTTTGCACCATCTTGATTGAATCTAGTATCGCCACCAGTTCCACCAACTGCGCGTGTAACTGATGTGCCGGTAATTGATGATGCTGCACCTGCGCCACCTGCGCCACCTACATCTAATACAGCGTTGCTACCTGCCGCACCTGCGCCGCCACCACCGCCACCACCTGATTGTGTTCCATAAGTGCTTCCATTTCCACCGTTATTTCCTTGTGATGGTGATGTGCTTGGCGTATTTCCTGCCGCACCGTTTATTGCCGGCGCACCTTGATTTGAACCACCGCCGCCTGAACCACCTGTATTTGGTGCTGTTGTATTTGCGCCGCCTGCGCCGCGACCACCACCAGTTGTTGTGATGTTGTTAAAAACTGAGTTTGATCCATTAGAACCAAAGGTTTGATATGCACCTGCGCCACCTGCGCCAATAGTAACTGTGTAATTAGTAGCTGGGATAAGAGTTGCTGTGCTTGTCAAATATCCACCTGCACCGCCACCGCCGCCTTCGGCGCGTGTACCGATTGCACCGCCACCTGCGCCACCGCCAGCAATCACTAAATAGGTAAGATCAATCGCTTTAGGTCGATCAGCAATAAACCCAACAACTTGATTGGCAATCATTAAGCAATACCGCCTACGACATACCAAACATCAGTTCCAGTTTTAATCAATGCTGCGGATCTGTATTGTGAAAGAGTTGGAGCAGCAGCAGTTGCACCAGATGAAAGCACAGTGGTAGTACCGCTAGTTACTGCTGAAATTGTGCAAAGACCAGCACCGATATTTAGCACTGTTATGACTGTGCCGATTGGGTGAGCCACAGAAGCGTTAGTCGGGATCTTGATCGCGTTGGCTGAGGCGTTGGACTGGGTGATAAGTACCTGATACGAGTCATTAAGGACTGTCGTATAAGTAGTGCCAGTCTGGGCGTTAATTGTAAAGGCTACTAAGCCATTGTACATTGCAGCTGAAAGCACATCACCTGTGCTACTTGGGAAACCCTGAGCCATTGTATATCTCCTAATACGCCATTATGTTAGTGCCGATTATACCTGATATTGCAGATCCGATTATGAACCCTTCAACGATTGGTTCAAGAGTCGTAACAGTTACCTGCATGGAATTGGGCGTGATATTCCAAGCAAGTCCCTGAGCCTGTAAAGTCTTAACGATGGTTGATCCGTCTGGTTGGATATTAGTTATCTTTAAGTTTGAGAAGTAATCAAGATCAAGCATAGTTGCTGTTGGTACTGCTGGATCGAGCAAGTCGACAGTCATCTGGTCAATTCTGATCGTTGTTTCTTGTCTGGTCGCGACAAAGATTTTGGCGATATTAAGAGTATCAGCATCAGTCTGAGCAACGAGGTTGTCTTGGTTTAACTGGTGAGGGAAGTATTTAGCGATCGATGCTGCGTTCTCTGAGACTTGCTGAGTGCCACCTACGCGAGTCATGCCAGCAGAGTTAATGATCAACTTATCATCAAAAGCAAAGACCAAGTTGGTGTATGGAATACCGCCAGTTTGATTAAATTCGATTGGAGTTTCGCCATATTTCTTAATGACGTTGGTACGGTTTAGGAATATCGCTGTGCCTTCTTGGTTGAAGTAGAACGCACCCTGCTCTGAGAACTCAGCGTTCTTGACGGCATCGAGGGCAGTACGAGCTGTTGCAGGGTCAGCCACGCAAGTCGTATTACCAGTGTTGATCGTGCGCATTGAGGTAGGAAACTGGACTTGATCGAGGATCTTGTTGATGCGTGTGCCGGTATCTTGCCCAGCCGTAGCACTTGCCACAGTTGTAACGCTTGCTTGTTGCATAAGTCTAAAAGCATCTGAGCAGACAATATCTACATAGCCAGTTTCCTGACCTTGAGGATAGGTATAAAGATAATCTGTTGTATAGCCAGAGAATAGGAAGTAACCAACGCCGCCTACTGTCCCTGAAACACGCAACTTGCGCAGTGGGCTTAGTAGTCCATAGTAAGGCGATGCAGTGTTTTGTGGGTTGAAGTAGGAATCGGGATCAAGTACTCGAACTGTGCAAGTGCCAGCCTCATAAGTATCGCGCATGATATTACGACCGCGATTGATTCTGATCTGGCGAACATTTGGAGTTAAGTCAACGACTGGTTCTGGTGTAGTCGATGAAGCCAATGTGCCAGTGCCTAGAACGCCGTATTTAGCATCTCCAATAGTAAACGGATAGCCGAAAGTTGCACCGCTTGAGAAGTCGAAAGATACGGATATCTGGGCAGGTAATGTCATCCTGCAAACGAGCCTTTGAGTCGAGCGATCGCAGATGGAGATCCTGAAAGTGAACGGTTTAATAAGCCGTTAGAGATTGCATCGATTAGATCGTTTTCTGATACCACTGAGCCACCTACATACACATTGACGTTGCCAGCTGCATCGGCTCTGACTGACGTTGCACCAGTTCCATAAGATTGAGTTATAGCATCGATGGCAGCACCGTTGTAGGTTGGAACGGTTGCATTGCCTGATACTGATACTGGAGCGGCTGGACTCATCGTAGCGATGCGGCGAGCCTGTGCCTCGATTGCATCTAGGTAAGAAGCCCATGCTGAGAATGGATTGCTTGCCTTTGGTAAGTCAGCGAGATAGGCAGTTAACTTTTCAGTTAACCCTTGAGACTTGGCAATCTCACCAGCTAGTTTAGAAGCCTCTGAAGTATTGCCGGTGAGGATTGCTAGTTGCAGTTCTAAACGCTTGCGTTCATCCTCAGTGATCTTGCCCTTGAGGGCTGCAATGATTTGAGTCTGCTCGACATCGAATAGAGTTCCAGCCTTTTGAAGCGCAGTCTGTTCTTTGATTGCCTTAGTGTTCTTGGCAGTTAGCGCAGCTAGTTCCTTGGCGCGTTTGGCTGCTGCCTTTTCTGCTGCTGCTTTCTTGAGTTCTGCTTGGATTGATGGAGTAATGCCAGAACGATCTACTGGCTTTCTGCCTAAGATTAAATCTGTTGCTGATCCAAACTTGCCTTGAGCGAATAGGCCAATAACACCAAGGTTAGTGCCAACCAATTTAATTAAGTAAGCAAGGGCTTTAGAACTTCCCTCAATGGCTTTAGTAAAGTTATCAAAGCCACCTTCACCGCCGCCGCCAGTGGCAGCTAAAGCCTCGAATAAACCTTTACCGATTGCTTCTTTAGCGTTGTTAGTAGCAACAGTTAACTTGTTCATCTTGCCTGTGTAGGTGTCAGCAGCCATCGCCGCCTGACCCTCGAATAACACCGCTAAGCGCGCTTGAATCTGTTCAAAGGATGATGAGGTTAATTCTGCTTTCGATAAGCCAACACCTAAACGACCAAGTGCTTGAGTCTGACCCAAGTATCCCTTTTGCAGACTTTGAGATACTTGTGTGAGGCTCTTTCCAGTACCGGCACTTATATCTAGTGCAAGGCTAAGCAATTTCTGAGATTTGGTGATGTCTCCAGTGGCACGAAGCAAGCGATCCATTGCTGGGCGAAGTTCATCATCGAGAACGCCAGTCTGTCTTTCAAGATTGGAAATATAGTCATTGACGATTTGAGCATTATTGCCAAAGCCAAGTCCTAGGTTGTTAATAGTTTGACCTAATACCTTGGCCGCTTTGTCATCCTCAGCAAAGGCTTTAGCAGCTGCACCAGCACCTCTGGCTAATTTTTGGATGCCGTATAAACCTAGGTAAGACTTGGCAAGGTTATTAACTTGTCTGGTAAGTGCTGAGGTTGCTGTATCGGCTTGCTTAAAGGCTTTAGCACCAACAAACTCGGAAGCAATATCGATTCTTAATTTATCGTTCATTATTATGCACCAGTCCTAGCATTAAACTTATTGGCAGACTTAAAGATTGCCTGTAGAACTGCTCCCTTAGCCTTCCCTTGATCCTGCGCATAGGCTCTAAACATTGCGCGGCCTGTCATCTTTTGACCTTGACCAACAAGTTGTCCGTCTAATCTTGGAGTGAATCGACCAGCAATTCCTGACTTGCGACCAGCTGTTTCATAGATCGCACCGGCAGCAGACTTGTTGAGAATCGATACCAAAGACTTAAAACCTGATCGATTTACTTTGCTAGGAGTTGTCTTGTATCCAATGCCACGCTTCGCAATGGCAGAATCAAAGGCTACGCGTTCCCATTTGCCCTTTTGATTACCGACTAGCCAGCCAGATGGAACTTGATCATTGCTAGGAATGAAGCCGCGAGCGCTCTTAACAACTGGCTTTAAGAAGTTAGCCAATTCCTTTTGTGTTTCTTTTGCTAGATCAGGAGTAAATTGCTTGAGAGCCTTGCGAAGGTTACTTGCGCCTTGAACGCTTGTAGGCATCGTCTTGCTCCTTCGCTCTGTCCTTCAGGGCTTGAAGTAAAGTCCTGAACATTGTGTGATCTAGTTCAATTAAAGTTTGAGGCGAGAGTCCTGTCTCAATGCTCAATCGAGCAACGAGATAGGTGAAGGACTCCCGCGTTACACCAAAGGGTCATCGTCTAAGACTTCAACCTTCGTTAATGTCTCAAGAAACGCTTCTCCAAAGGGTTTGACTGTTTCACCCGAACGACGAATAGATTCCCAGCAAAGCCAATATACATCGCTCTGCTTTTCATCATCTCTAAAGGCTTTATGGAAGCCCTTCTTTGCATATTGCTCGAAGGCGTACTCGATCGCTGGAGTGATCTGGTACTCGTTAACGCTTCCGTCTGCCCTTGTTACCTTTAGTTTTGCCATGCTTTTGCCCCTTAGTTAGTTATTAGAATGAGCCAGTTGGTGATACTGCAACTGTGCCGGATACGGTGAAAGTGATGCTCTGAGTTCCAAGATCGCCAACTGCGCCGTTGATGTCGGTTGTGTTGTTGACTAGGCAGGTTGCTGTGTATAGCGGATTAGTCGCTGATACTGCTGTGCCTTTAGTTTGGATTAAAACGATTGGAACGTTTGTTCCCCACGCAGCTTGCAAGGTTGCTAGAACGTTTGCTGATGCTGTGTCGTTTAGGAAGTCGATAGTGATTGATGATGCTTCCAAGCCTTTTACGAACTTGTGGCCTGAATCGCCCATTGCTGTTACTTCGAGTTCATCGAATGATCGGTTGAGCGTTACTGATGTAACGTGGTCAGAAAGATCAACGGAGTTAACCTTCACGCCTACGTTATTGCTTAGAAATACTGCCATTTAGGTTATTCCTCGTCTTTCTTGGTAGATGGTTTTGGTGCTGTTGGTGCAACCTGCCCGATCTTAATCAGGAAGGCTTCTTGCTCTTTTTCCCACTCGGACATAATTAACTCCAACTCGTTAGGACTGATACTTGCATTGAGCAAGTAAGTAGATCGCCAGTAGCAGCATTGAGAACGCTGGGTGCGCTCACATCTCCTACATTATAGACGATCGAGGAAGCCGCTAACTTGCCAAAGACAGCAACTAGCATCTCCTCAATTCCATTTAGGTTGCCCTCGTTATCGAGAAGCGGTACAAATATATTGATATTGAAATTTGCTAAAGGTGAGATTGTGGCGCGACCATTGTTGTTAGGCGTTACATAAGGATCTGCCGGTGAGATCACTACGCTGTTGACGATTGGCGTGGCTGGTGGGAAAGAGAATACTGAGTAAAGTGAATTGTCTGTAAGTGCGGTCGCTATTGTGGCGCGAAGGGTTGAGATCGCTGCTGTCATGGTTAGCCAACCATCGAGCGCGGATCAAGGTAGGGCGCGAGTAAGCCGCGAACGCGAGCAAGCAAAGTGTTAGACATTGTGAATGGTGAAGGTGCGAAGCCATCGACAGTCATGCCTTGACCGCTTGGTGCTTGACGTGCTTGCCAGATAGCGATGCTGACCATTAGCGCAGCTTCTTGGATCGCTGGAACTGTTGAAGGATCGAGATAAGTATCGGCTGAAAGTAAGCCATAAGGATTAATCGGATGGCGTGGAGTCGCTGTGTTGTTGTTGCCAGTAATTGCATAAGTAATTGAGTGGCTATTCATGCCAGTAATAGTTTTAGATCCGTTGTGTTTAGATCCAGCACCAGTAATAACTATGGTTTGGCCAACATAGAGGACGTCAGTAATAGAGTCCTGAAAATATGAAGTGCCGGTGCTTGCTGTGTTGCTATGCCCGATGATCGAGAGAGTGTTAGACCAGATGAAAGGCAGCAAGACATTGTCTGCGGCATCGCAGACTTCTTGAAGCACGCTGTCTTGGTACAAACTTCCAACGCCAAGTGCGCTGCGAAGTTCTGCAACCGTTGTGAGCGACATCTTTCCTCTTTTCTAAAGACTGGCGGCCTAGAAGGGCACTAGGCCGCCAGCGACTTAGTTAGCGTTAATTACGCCTTGTTGTTCTTGAATGCACCAGCTGCGACTTTGGTAGCAATTGCCCCAAAACCATAGTAGCCAATGGTTACGCTTCCGTTGGCTGTTGACTCAGCTCTCAAGCGATAATTAGGGCTCTCGTACCATGTGTAAGCATCTGGGTTTACGATGATGATTGAACCATCTGTGTCAGTTCCAGCAGCAGTGTTAGGAGTTACGTAGAGGTTAAGACCTGCGACGTTACCTTGTAGGGCTGTAGGTGTTACTGCGCCGCCAGCGTTCATTGGATTTGAGGCTGTGTAGATTGGGCGGCCAGCATCGTTAAGTGTCATGATGTTTGACCACTGTGAAGTGTTGACGATCATGTTACGTGCGAATGGGTTAGGCAAGCCTAGTGTTGCGTTGTAAACAGAAGCAGCACCACGAGCAACAATTCCAAGAAGTTCTGAAGCTGTTGGGTATGTGGTTGTTGTTGTTGCATCTGCTGTTGCGCCAGTGATCAATGCTGCGTTAACTGCTGCATCTGTAGCCTTTGCGTATGCTGCACCCATGTTGCGAATGAGTTCATCAAAGAACGCTGGAGATGTACGGTCAAGGAGTTCAACAGAGAATGTCTGTTGTCCGGCGTACTTCTTAACGTCAACTGATAGGAACGCTGAGTTCTGATCTGTGTCTGAGAACGCTGCGTTTTCTGCTGTTTGTGCAACAGTTGGCATCGCTGTGATCTTTGGGATCTCGAATGTCATACCTGCATCTGGAAGTACACCGCGTGAGATCGCTTCGATCGATGGGCGGATTGTTGTTCCAAGTGGGTTGATGATTTCTGAAAGTTGACGTGTTGGTACTAGACCAGCGTTGTCTGATGTGTCATCTGCTGCGCGGATGTACTGACGTGCTGACTCATCGCCCATTGCTGCGCGAATTGTGTTTTCGACGTACTTTGCAGCTGTTACTTCAATACGAGGCTTTGAATAGGCCATCGCTGTTACAGCAGGGCGAGCAGCTTCAACTGCGGCAGCCTCAACTGTAGGTGTTGCTTCGACTGCTGTGGTTTCTTCCACGACTGTCTCGCTTTCTGTTGGTTGGGTAGGTTCAGCGACTTCATCTTGTGATGCCGCTATATCGGTTACTGCCGCAGACTTAAACGCCGCTGCTTGCACCAAACTTACTTCGAGCAGGTCAGCACTCGATACGTACAGCACGCCATTCTTAGGCTTTGCTGCATTGACCATAACTCCGACTGAAAGACCAGTGCGAAGTTCCTCAGAAGCCTCGATCAACGCATCTGTGCCGCGTGATGACTTTGAGATTTTGAAGGATGCAAAGATGCCATCCTCAGTTTCATTAAAGAATTGAGCGCGACCAATAGGCTGCTTAGGGTCATGTTCCAATAGGAGTTTAACCTTGCTGGTGTCAGAGATGTTTATTGCGCCGCGCTCAAAGACAACTGCACCGGCAGAAGTGTTTCCAACTTCGCCGCCGAATGGGACAATTTTGCCAGAGATAGTGCGCGCTGCGCTATCTGCTGTCAGTTCTGCTGAGAATGTAAGCATCTCGTTCATTGCATACCATTGTTTCCGTTAGGTGTTAGATCAGTCATTTCCATTGCTTGATCCTGAGTAATTAGCTGGAGATCAAGAAGTTCACGAATAATTTGAAGTTCGACCAAAGGATCAGTGCGCAGATAATTCTTGTCGATGTCGAATCGGACTTCATTGCCACGCGCTGTAATGTCATCCATTGATAGGCGATCCTCGATCGCTGAGACATAAGGTTGCAACGACAGTGTGAGGAATTGCTTGCGTTCATCCTGAACGTTGGCATAAGTCATCGTTGTGTTCTGATCTGCTGAAACGTAATAAGGCGGCACGTTGCAAAGGCGAGCAATTTCAGTCGCTAGGTTCTGAATTGCTTCGTTGTACATCATGTCTTTAGGGCTAAAGCCAACAGTGTTGTACTCAAGGGTTGAAGTCAGATATGCGGTACTGCGATTTTGACGAGCGTTCTTGAAAGCAGCTAGTAATCCCTGAACTTCCGCTGGTGGCAAGTCTGCGCCTGAGTTCTTGAGGTATCCAGTAGGCATTGGAGTTGCAGCAGCAATTACAGCAGCCTTTTGCACGTCTAGTGCGGCACGAATTGTTGATGTGCCGGTATTTAGGATTCCGTCAGTTAGCGATTGGAATGTAATCAGCGATCCAAGACCATCCATAGGAACGGTTCTGCCATCGACTGCATAAGACTTAACGAATACGTTATCGCGATCAAGGGTCGCAGTAACGCGAGAGTTAGCGATCCACTCAAAGCGAGAAGGGCGGCCATCCTCGGCATAAGTCTCAATTACTTGCCAGAACGCTTGACCGTAGAATAGAAGCGAATCAACTGTATAAGCGATGGTTACTGATCGCGGTTGATTGTATGAAGGCTGTTCAAGCCAAAGCGGTTTTCCAAGTTCCTCACCAGTTGACTTTTTGTAAAGTTCCAGAGGAATAGTGCCGATAGTTCCAGCGAGTAAATTGCGGCAACGCGCTAGTGCTGGGACACCCATTGCTTCAGTTCTGCCGACATAAGCGAACTGGAAGGGCATCGCATAGGGTGAATACTCGCCTAATACTTGTGGAGCAGCTTGCGCTTCGATCGTTGGCGATGATGTTGCACCAGTGAGGCGCGAAAGGATACCCATAGGGTGCAATTATACACTACATGTAGGTCAATCTGTGTAAATAGCCGCAACCTGTTGTGGTTTCATAAGCATTGACACAACCATTGCTAAACCGATCGGTGCAGATATATCACCAGCAGATTTGCGTTTAACAATTCTCCAAGCGGCATCGTTTACCTTTGCACTGCAATTGTTCATCTGCTGAATCAATTCTGCTTGACCGTTATGAACTACTCGATGATTGACCAAGCCATCTAGCAAGTCTCCGCAAGCCTGATAGAACTGCTGGCCTGAGATGTCTTGCACGATACAGCCAGCATTTGCCAATTTGTCAGCGATCGATTGGGTTGCATATTTGTCGTAGCAGATTTGGCGAGGTCGATATTGATCAGCCCAGCTCTTAATGTCTGCTGCGATCTTTAAGTCATCGACTGAGACTGCCGATTCCCAAGTCTGCAAGATTCCAACTCCGATGCGACCATCGGGGAGTAATTGACCGGCAACTAGCGAAGCATTGCGCCTAGATGGTGATACGTCGAAACCAAAGACTGTGTATCCGCCAACTGGGATCTGTAAACTGCTATCGCTTGTCTCTTCAAGGATTCCATGAGGCCAAGGACTGCTTAGGGAGTCGATCCACTGGCAAAGCAACTCAGTGCGCGTGTTTTCAATAGGCGAAGTTGCTACTGATTCTGCCAGTGTCTCTTTAGTAACCAAGTAGCCCATTGCAGGGTTAGCAAGTGCCCAAGCATTAGGATCATCAATCTTGCAGTACTGAGGTGCTGAATACTCGTAGAATCCAAAGGACTTTGGTGGATTATCTAGTGCGCGTTCTCTCAGCTGATTAAGTACAACGCTGAAAGCATCGCCAGCGTTAGAAGTCAGGAATGTGTGCGCATTAGGTCGAGCGCGAGTTACCGGCATTGCTGCTCGGTATCCATCCTCTGACCATTCTCGGATTTCATCGAGGAATAGCGCATCTGCTGATCTACCACGCGCTCCGTCGCGAGTAGCAGCTACTACATCCAGTCTGCGACCGTCTTTCATCTCAATAGACTCAGTGCCGTTGGCGTATCTGATCTGCTTGACTAGATCCATAAGCGCAAGGTTATTCTCAAAGACATGCGCCACTTGGCGAAAGGTATCCAAGGCCATCGAGCGATTAGATGAAGCGATGATCACGTTCTTGCTATCCCACTTGATCAAGTGAGCCAAGATCAGCATACGAGTCAGATGAGTCTT